CCGCGATGCAAAGTTGGCTGAAGACATGTTAATGTTTCACCCGCATAACACCAAATGGTGGGATCTAATTAACTCATTTGGTGTTCCAGAGAGAACTAAAGCTGAGTTTCTGAAGCTATACCACTTGCTACCCCCACCTGATGTCGATGCACTGGCCTTGCATGAAACTCTCTTAGATAGAACATCAAATGAGAACCAAGTCAAGATGTCAGAACTTGACCGATTCATCCGGTTCTGCAAAGCATATGACTTGTGTCGGTATGCATCAAAACGCCGCCGACCCCCGAAATACTCATCAGACCCAGGATACTCGCCGGCAGATAAAACTTGGTTTAGGAGATCCCTTCAAGGAAAACTGGCTATGCCGCCAGAAGATGAGTGGGGGAAATGCTGGATCAGCAGGGAGTTCCCCTATGACCCTACTGGTGATTTTCATGTGCTAGACGCAAAAGATTGTACCCGGGTTGTTGCTGATCTTGGAGCATACACAGATAGGTCAAGGTCCCGAACTCTGGGCAAAACCGACCAGAATGAGCTGCTCAGTGCAATCTTCAATGGGCCAATCCTGTCAAATGGTGAATCGATGTCAGCGTGGCGAGCCAGGGTTATGGAAGGCCATGTCACCACAGATGATGACTGCATAGCTGCAGAAGCAGGCAAGGCTGAGAACACGAAATTTGGTAGCAAGGTTCGCGAAACTTTATCGGCTTCTGATAATCTTAGAGAATTTTTGACTGAAGTTGACCATTCAATGCGCCCATTGGCTGCACTCACGCCAGGAGTATCCATCCGGGTCGACATGGTCAAGCATAAGAAGAAGTTCCAGGCAATGGCTCATGCTATCAGCCAGACTAGCAGTGTGCATGCCTTTGCTACATCAACAGACATAGCAGGATGGTCCCCAAAGATGTCAAGGAAAATGTTCCATACATGGCAAACTTATGCCCTTGGAACAACAGAGTGCCCCAACCCCGAATCACCCATCGCTCTGTGGGACAAGTTAGTGCTATTCGTTGACCGCCGCGGCATCAAGAGATCAGACCCGTGCCCGAGAGGCAACATACAGGGCTGGCCAGCTACATCTGACACGACTATGCATGCGCACATCCTGATATACTGGGCGTATGAATTGCGCAAGCGTGGCATTCTGTCAAAGCGCGAAGCAGCTCATGTTCTGTGTCTGATTGATGATGCTGCAACCGTGATTG